GAAGAATATAGAGTTTCCTGATTATGTCGGAGAAACTCATGGCATGCGGTATTTAAGTAATTACAACTCGAGCGTAATGATGTGGAAAGATGGGACTGTTCATCATATATGGGAGCACTTTCAATCAAATCCAGATTACTTCATGGTTAAGTATTTTGGTGACGACAGGTTCTTATGGCACGAAGATTTTAGATTTAATTACTTTCCGAAAGGTGAGATATATTCGTTCGTATATGGCGCAGACTATTATGGTATAGATGACCACAATAAATCTTTCTGGTATAGACCAGACTATACTATAGCATTACTAAATGGGTTAGACCAGTTTCCTGGAGCAGATAAAGAATATGATGAACTTCGTATGCATTAAGTGGGGTGATAAGTATCCCGCCAAATATGTGAACAATCTTTACAACATGGTAAAGAAGAACTACCCCAACCTGTTTACATTCACGTGTTATACTGATGATACCGATGGTTTAATTTGCGACACTGCGCCTATACCAGACGATGGTATTCTACATCCAAAATATTGGTTTGGTAAAGAAACCTTCTGTTTTGACCGAGCAAAGTTCTTAGTATTTAATTCACACAACTGGTTGGGGTACATAGGTGACTGGTGCTATTTTGATCTTGACCTTGTGATCCAAGAAGATATATCTGACATTGAAGAACTTGCTCAGAAACCTCGTATAATTCAATGCCGCTGGCAACCACAATCACAGAAACATGACAGACTGTTTATTGATACTCGAGGAACATTCTACAATTCTAGTATGATGCTTTGGCCTGGTAAATCATGCGAACATATCTACAACGATGCCATCGAGAATTCCGAATCGATATTTAAAACTTTCTTCAAGGGGAGCGATAATTATCATTACTGGAGACAGAGGGATTTCTGGAAAGACATTCCAGGCGGATGGATTTATTCTTGGAATCGAGGAAAGCATTACCCAGATGATATTGAACGATTTAAGTTTCGATCCGATGCCAAGATTTGCTTATTCAATACGGATAATGTTCCCCATCCTTCTGCTAAAGAGCAAATTAAGTTATTGGAATGCGAACATGAAGACATTCTCAGATTGTGGAACTGCGAATGAGAGTTAATTACGTTTGCTGTAAATGGGGAACAAAGTATTCCGCTGAGTTTGTCAATCGTCTTTATCGAATGGCAAAGAAGCATACCCCAGATAATTTTGAGTTTCACTTCTATTGCTACACAGATAATAGTGAAGGGTTTGACACTGAAATTAAAGTCATCGACTTCCCAGACATTCCTGACATCCACCCAAAATACTGGTTCGGTTCTGAGGATTTCAAATACGGCATGGCACGTTGTTGGGACAGACCAAAGACTTTTATCTTCAACACCCACAACTTCGCAGACGATAAACCAACTGGCAGATTTGTATTCTTCGACCTCGATGTTATCATACAAAATGATTTGTCGCCAATCATCACTTATGACCTAGAGAATCCTACCAAGTTGCGCTCGTGGTGGCAAGATCCGAGACCGATGAAGTCTCGCAACTTCAAACTTTCCCATGGCGCATATACTAATGGTAGTTGTATGGTGTGGTCAGATGATCAGACAGAGTGCATCTGGCAGGATGTGCTAGAACATCAAGAACGTATTTGGTTCACGTTCACCGATGGAACTGACAACTATCATAGTTGGCGATGGGGAGACTTTAGCGATACTCCATTATGGAAACATTTTCCAAATACCTTTGCTTACTCTTACAATCGCGGACGCGACTGGGATTCAGGCGACCTTGAAGTCGGTATATATAGAAAGGACTGTATTGTGTGTGTTTTTAATGTGGATTTACTTCCATTTACAGACAACAGCAGAGGGAAAGTGAAGCAGGAATCGCTTGTTGATCCTGATCTCTTAGAACATTGGAATGTATAATGATTAATATTTACACAGTAAAGTGGGGATTCAAATATGATTCGGAAGATGTCAATAAAATTCTCGAACAATGCAAACAACACATTACAACAGAATTTAATTTTTATTGTTTGACCGAACATTCTGGTGGATTAAGTCCAGAAATTAATGTCATCCCATTACCCGAGGATAACTACTACGAAAAATGGTGGAATAAGTTATATCTTTTTGACCGAAATGTTGTTAAGCAAAAAGGAGAAAAACTTTTTCTAGATCTTGATATCGGTATTCAAAACAATATCGATTGCATCGTTGATCATGATCCGGAAGACGGTTTAACTTTTGTTCGCACTCATTGGCATAACATGAAGAAAATGAAACAAGACACCCAAGATATTCCGCACAAATATACAGACTTAAATTCTAGCGTGTTGAGGTGGAATGATAGGTTAGATATCGACAAAATCACCAAGTTCGTCACAGATTATGCAGATCAAATGTTCTTCTATTATCGCGGTCTCGACAATCTATTCGGGCATCAAAGAGAACGTCTTCTGAAAATTGACCATTTCCCAGACGGTTGGGTATATAGTTACAACTACGGATATATGTGGCCGACAGATGTAAGAGAACAAGTCCTGCGCGAAGAACCACTTATTTGTTTATATGATTCAATGGAAAGACCACAAGATGTTAAATTATAATTACTTAAACAACTATCGTTATTGGGGTGAAGGTCTAGAAAAGATCAATCACGAAATGCCGTTTAAACACGAAGACTTTCGTAAGTCTTTGAATCCAAATACTATGGATGCTGCTATCTGGTTGGTAGAAGAATTGCAGAAATGCGTAGATGTAACCAAGCAATTAAATATTACGGTTTTGAATTCTTGGTTGGGGTTTCCGCTCGTTCCATTGTTATGCGAAAATCTAAACGTCAAGAAAATTAATTTAATCGATATCGACAAAGATGCATTGGAACTCTCTAAAGTGTTTAATAGGTATTATTCCAACACGGGTGTTGAGTTAAATCACATCAATTGGGATATTCCGTTTGCATATCATGATATCAATGCACTAGAAACAGATGTTGTTATTTCTCTTTGTTGTGAGACCATGTACCCCCTCAAGAAAATGACAACTGCAAACCCAGATTGTATTTTTGCCTGCCAATCGTCAAATGTATTCAAAGAAATGTATGGTATTAATTGCGTACCAACGATTGAAGAGCACATCGAGAATATTGGAGTTACTGATGTTTTCTACAAGGGATCTATTAAGCAGTCATATTACAGTTGGGATGGTAAGGTCGAGTTCGACCGCTTCATGGTAATAGGGAAAAAATAATATGGGTAGAGCAAGAGTCGTCGCACCACCTCCGCAAGATTATATTCCAGAACCTTTAGTGTCAGTGCCGCCTCCACCCGAGGAAGTGGTTGTGGAGGAGTGGATCGAAGGAAATTTCCAAGAAGAAATTGTTGAAGTTGAAATTATTGAACCTTCTCAAGAAGAACTTGAGAAGGGAAGAATCGCACAAGAAAAATATGAAGAATTGCAGCGAAAGAAAGCAGAAGAGGAATCTAGAATTTCTGCTGAGTTGCAAAATTTACGCGAAGAAAACCAAAGACTTACACGTGAAAAAGAAGCAGCGGAAAGAGCAAAAGAAGAACAAATTGTAAAGATGCGGCAACAGGCAACTGATCAGCGCAACAATCAACACATGATTCAATTAAACATGACACCAAAAATTCCATCGTTAATTAGTAAAATTAAAACATTATTTAGAAACCGTCGAATTAAGTCTGCTACAAATGTTGGAATTAAAAACTATGAAACTGCAATCCTCGAGCGAGCAAGAATTGCAGTTCCTAAGTTATTAGATGATATTGAAAAAATGCATGAACAGTTGACTATTCTGGAAGATCTACTCGCAAAATATAGTGAGGTTAAAAGCACTCAGGAAAAGTGAGAGGCATCCTCGCCGCTTATGTCTTCAATCATTGAGCGCCAGATTTCTAGATGCGGTACAACATATCCTAGTGTCAATCTCTTCGCAGTATTACCACAGCAGTGATATACGATTTTGTTTGGATCGCTGCGATCGCCGAAGTGACCAACCTTGCATGACCATCCCTTTGGATCGACCATAGTGACAACTTCTTTTGTTACAGGATCGAGATATCTGAAAAATCCGCCATTTTCTTCTGAGTTATATGTAATGAGAATATTATAACCAGACGCATTCCAATTAGTGTGCCATCCCATAAACCCATCTTCTGGATAATATGTGAAGACCGCATTATTTCTAGCACCGAGATAATTTATTAATTCAGAATTTGTTTCTTGCTGCCTTCTGCCATATTCAGAAGGGAACCATGGTTGTCCATGTGCCTGAGACATGTCAGTGCACCATGCAACATCAGGAAATCCAACATGATTGTGTCCCTTATTGACGATATGATTCATATACTGCTCATCAGTAGCAGTGTCCACATTCAGTCCGCCGCGACGTTTTGCTTGCATATCTTCAGGTCCGAGAACTAGATGTTGATCGTTCTGTTGGAAGAACCATTCTGTGAACGGGTCTAAAATATCTGTAAGATCTTTTGAGACTGAATTTGTAAATTTCAACATTTGATAATCCTTAATCTAACATACCGTGCGGGATAGTATAATGATAAATCACTCTCGGTTGTCCTTGGAGTTCTTCTTCTTTATATCCAGCGACAAAATTCCATCGAGCATCTGGGTCGGGAAACCGACCTGCCTTTACCCCAAAATCAAACTGGTTGAGGAGTCTCCACATCGTAAACGTATCCCACTGCAAGGCAGATTTTGGATAATGTTTGCGATCCCATTCTGGTTTATTTTGCGCCCAATACTCGTCATACCAAGCACGCATCATCTCTAAGGTTTGTGGATTATTCCGATAGACAAACAACCCACAATGCTCAGTCATTTCTTCTGTCTCGGATAACTTGGTCAGTGCTGCGTTATACGGACGATTGGCAGTGAAGATAACATCGGTATCCTCTGGGATCTGATCAAAAATCTTTTGGATGTCTTCGTGTTCGACTTCAGTATCACAGTCCATATAAACTGTCAAGTCATACGGAGTCTGATCGAGCGCCCAAAGTTTTGCTCGTTTATCGCGAGGAACATTTTCGGTAATTACATTATCAAAAATTTCATAATCATCTGGTTGCACCCATTCTTCTTGGGTGAAGAATGTGATATTTGCATCTGGAAAATAATCTTTTAAAGAAATTGCCGAGTTTCTTGCTGCCCTGTAGTAACCTTTGCGGATTGTGGCAACGTACAGGAATCCATTATTCGGCATCAACTGCTTCTTGCGCAATAGCAGTATTCGCTTCTTCTTGCATCAGTAACATTACTGTGTATGCAGTGACTTCCATAAACGTCTTAGACTTGCGAATCTTAGATTTTAAATCGCGATTCTTAGAGTTTTTAACTATATCAAGTTCGAAGGCATCCAACTTAGCAGCAAACAATTGTTCTTGTTGCACGCGAGTCTTGTCTACCTTCTGACGTTCAAGGTTTTGCTTTATTTGATTATTTCGTTCTTCCATGCGCCGATCAGTATTGGCATCGATCTGCCCGATACTATAGAGACGCATCACTTCTTCGTAATCACGATTGCTACCATCATTCATGATGGATGCAGTAACACGCTTATTAGTGTCAGGATAGAAAAACTCAGCGATGATATGCTGACGTTCTTTATTCGCCCAATAAGGATTTTCGATCTTACGGGTAACTACAGGTGAGGTATTAATCAATTCAATTCTCCATTAGAAATAATAGTCATGGTAACAGTATATATAATAATTGCTACAAAGTCAATAGATTTATGCAGTTTTTACCCACAAATATACTGTTGAGATGGTGTCTTTAGTCGCTTGAATGGTCGCACCAGAATAGGTTCCTGAAAACGACTGCGTATACGATCCGCTATAGAAACCAGTATATGTTGCAGTTCCTAGATAGAATCCTGTATAGTTGCCAGTAAAGTTCCCAGTGTATGTACCCGTATAGGTAGCACTTCCTAGATAGAATCCTGTATAGTTGCCAGTAAAGTTCCCAGAATAGGTTCCTGTATATGTGGCAGTTCCTGCATAGAATCCAGTATAGTTGCCACTAAAGTTTCCAGTGTATGTACCCGTATAGGTAGCAGTTCCTGCATAGAATCCTGAAAAAATTCTCGCATAGAATCCAACATAATTACCTGTATAGTTTGCTGGACCAATATAGTTTCCACTAAAGAATCCAGTGTAGTTGCCTGTATATGTTCCAGTATAGTTTGCTGTACCAATATAGTTACCAGTAAAGAACCCAGTGTAGTTGCCTGTATATGTTCCAGTATATGTAGCAGTTCCTGCATAGAATCCAGTAAAGAATCCAGTGTAGTTACCCGCATAGAATCCAGTATAGTTTGCGGGACCAATATAGTTACCAGTAAAGTTCCCTACATAGTTTCCACTATAGTTGCCAGCATAATTAGCAGCATAGTTTCTTGAACCAGAGAAAGTGCCAAGATAGTTGCCACTATAGTTACCTGCATAGGATGCAGCATAGTTTCTTGAACCCGAGAAGAAACCTACATAGTTTCCACTAAATGTTCCCGCATAGTTACCAGCATAGTTTCTCGATCCAGCATAATTTCCAAGATAGTTACCGCTGAATGATCCGAGATAGTTGCCACTAAAGTTACTCGCATAAGTTCCTAGATAGTTACCAGCAAATGCTGTTCCAACGAAACCACCGAAAAATGGTGCATAGAATCCGAGATAGTTGCCACTAAAGTTTCCTAGGTAGGTTCCAGAGAAGTTTCTTGAATATGTTCCGAGATAGTTACCTGCATAGGATGCAGCATAGTTTCTTGAACCCGAGAAGAAACCTACATAGTTTCCTGAGAAGTTACCTGCATAAGATCCAGCGTAGTTTCTCGAACCAGCAAAGAATCCAGTATAGTTGCCACTAAAGTTGCTGGCATAGTTACCAGCATAGTTTCTAGAACCTGCAAAAGTTCCTAGGTAAGTTCCGCTGAAGTTTCCTGAATATGTTCCGGAATATGGAGCAGTGCCAGCATAACCACCAGCATAGTTGCCGCTAAATCCACGAGAATATGAACCAGAGTAGTTTGCTGGACCTACGTAACCACCAACATAGTTGCCACTGAATCCTCGTGAGTATGAACCAGAATATGGGGCAGGTCCAACATAACCTCCAACATAGTTACCGCTGAATCCTTGTGAGTATGATCCGGAATATGGAGCAGTGCCTGCATAGGCTCCTGAGTATGTACCAGAAAAGTTACCGACATAGTTGCCCGTATAGTTTGCTGGACCTATATATCCGCCGCTGAAATTGTTGGCATAACTACCAGAGTATCCACCAGAGTAGTTTGCTGGACCAACAAATCCGCCGCTGAAATTATTTGCAAAAGTGCCAGAATATGTTCCGGAATAGTTTGCTGGACCAACAAATCCACCACTAAAGTTATTTGCAAAAGTGCCAGAGTATCCACCAGAGTAGTTTGCTGGACCTACATATCCACCAGCATAATTACCACTGAAGTTACCAACATAGTTACCAACATAGTTACTTGGCGAAATTTGTTCTCTGGTATCAGTAGTAGAAGTTCCTAATTGGACCCATGTTCCGCCAGATGGTGTTGAAGATTGAACCTTGTATGTCCCTAAACCAGAATCAATAATTCTATTACGGAAACTTGGTAGCATCTGCAGAATTTCGCCAGAGGACATTTCTTTAATGTCCTTGGTATTGATCAGTTTAAGTGGTTTAAGACTTGTATCTGGAGTGCTAGTCGCCGCAGTTTTCTGCCAAAGGTAAGTAAGAGTATTACCACCGTTTGCAACATCAGTCAGTGTGTAGCGAGAAACCCACGTTCCACCGCTGGGGGCAGTTGCTTGTAGACGATATTGTCCAGCAGTATACGAACTTTCGGCGACCATCGCAGAAATAGCATAATCAAGCAATTCACTATCAATTTCTGCATCAGACATTTCTTTGATGCGGTCAGTGGAATATTTGATCGGTCTATTAGTAATACTTTCAGTCGCCGCAGCAGATACCTGCTTTGCGTAATATGTTACAGTATCAATCGCACCAGTAGCTGGGTGAGTTCCTGTTGCCTCTTGACGATCTGTATCAACAAAGGTTCCGATTGCAGTTCCTGTGCCAGTATTATTTGTGGTGATATTAATTTCACCAGTACCTGTACCATCAGCATTCGCACCAAAGGAAACTGTTAGGATATTTGCTACATAATTTTTGATTTCATCTACAGACATTGCCTGCAACCCCTGCATATTTGCAGAGGTTACTGGTGTCGCAGAAGATTTAATTCTAAGAACCATAGTTATGCAGTCCTAATCCAAAGTTTAACCGTTGATATTGTGTCCTTCGAGGAAAGCACAGTTGCTCCGGAATACGTCCCCGCGAATGTTCCAGTATAATTACCCGTAAAGAAACCACCGTATGCAGGTGAAGTATAAACGCTAGTAAAGAAACCAGTATAGAACCCTGTATATATAGCAGTTCCTGTATAGAATCCTGTAAAGTTACCTGCACTGGTGAAACTACCAGTATAAAACCCAGTATAATTACCTGTATATGATGCAGTTCCTGTATAGAATCCAGTATAGAATCCAGTGTAATTACCAGTGTATGCTGGACCAATAAAGTATGCAGTATATGCAGTTCCAGTCGCTCCAGTATAGTAACCAGTATATGGTGTTCCTGGAATTGGTGCACCAGTATAGTAACCAGTGTAAGGTGTTCCTGGAGTTGGTTCGCCGCTATAGAAACCAGTGTAAGGTGTTCCTGGAGTTGGTTCGCCGCTATAGTAACCAGTATATGGTGTTCCTGGAGTAGATGGACCTGTATAGTAACCAGTATATGGCGTAGCAGGAGTAGATGGACCTGTGTAGAATCCAGTATATGGCGTCGCTGGGGATGGTTCGCCACTATAGAACCCAGTATATGGTGTTCCTGGAGTGGAATCGCCAGTATAGTAACCAGTGTATCTTGTAGGAACGAACAACGGTCCTGGATCCCCTGGACCTGCTCCTCCAGGTCTTGGAACCAAGGTTCCTGGCTGAATAGGCGGACCACTGTAGAACCCAGTATATGGTGTCGCTGGAGTAGATGGACCTGTATAGAATCCTGTGAATGATTTTGGAACTGCTTGTGCAGTATAGAACCCAGTGTAAGGTGTTCCTGGAGTAGAAGAACCAGTATAGAAACCAGTGTATGGTGTTCCTGGAGTCGATGGACCGCTGTAGAACCCAGTGAATGGTGTCGCTGGAGTAGATGGACCTGTATAGAAACCAGTGTATGGTGTTCCTGGAGTAGATGGACCTGTGAATGATTTTGAAACTGGTTGTGCAGAATACACTCCAGTGTAAGGTGTTCCTGGAGTAGAATCGCCAGTATAGTAACCAGTATATGGACCAGTCGGATTTCCTACAAGAGTATAGAACCCAGTGTATTCCGCAATAGTCGGAACTACACCTTGGTAGAACCCTGTATAAATTCCTGGACCTGTGCTTGTGTACCATCCAGAATAATTTCCTGGAACAAGAGCCTGTCTATAATTCGTGATTGGTGGTCCTGGTTCACCTGGGAAAATTGGTGGTCCTGGTTCATATCCCTCATAGAATTCTAACGAAGGTACGCCAGTGTAAGTTCCCAAGTAATTCTGGGTGACAGGCGAACCACTATAATTACCAACATATGGAGTTAAAATTGGACCCATGAAGTCTTGCTCAGGCGGTCCATCACCTGTATAAGTCCCAGTAAACGACCCACCTGGATTTGTCCCACTATAGAATCCAGTATATGGCGTAGCAGGAGATGCACCGCCAGTGTAGTAACCAATGAAAAAGGCAGGAAGTTGGCCCGACGGAAACCCATTGAGATCGGCAACATCCCATTTCAGCGTATAGAATCCAGTGTAGGATGTTCCTGGAGTCGACGGTCCAGTATAGTAACCAGTATATGGTGTTCCTGGAGTGGAATCGCCAGTATAGTAACCAGTATATGGTGTCGCTGGAGTAGATGGACCTGTATAGTAACCAGTATATGGTGTTCCTGGAGTGGAATCACCAATATAGGTTCCTGAAAAGAAGGCAGGAATCTGTCCCGACGGCATCCCATTGAGATCGGCAACATCCCATTTCAGCGTATAGAATCCAGTATAGAACCCAGTATATGGCGTAGCAGGAGTAGATGGACCTGTATAGAATCCAGTATATGCAGGCGCTGGAGTTAGATCTGCAGTATAGAACCCAGTATATGGTGTTCCTGGAGTCGACGGTCCAGTATAAAACCCAGTGTAAGATGGTGCTGGAGTTGATGGTCCAGTGTAGAAACCAGTAAAAGTTTCACCTGGAGTTGATGGTCCAGTGTAGAATCCAGTGTATGGTGTTCCTGGAGTTGATGGTCCAGTATAGAATCCAGTGTATGAAGGTGCTGGAGTTGATGGTCCAGTATAGAAACCAGTGTATGAAGGTGCTGGAGTTGATGGTCCAGTATAGAAACCAGTAAAAGTTTCACCTGAAGTTGATGGTCCAGTATAGAACCCAGTGTATGAGGGTGCATCAACAGAATATGGTATTCCATCGCGCTGAGTGGTATACGCAGGTCCAGTATAGGATCCTGTGTATGCTCTACTATAGGTTACGAAATTTTCTACAATAGTTCTAGTGTATACTCCGCTGAAACTGCGAGTGTACGTTGGACCTGCACCAGTAAAAACTCCAGTATAATTCGCAGGTCCAGTATAACCAGCAGAGAAATTATTGCTGTATCCAGGACTTGTGAATGGTGAGGTATATGGTGGACTGCCATATGCTCCGCTATACGTTCCTGTATAGTTACCAACATAATTTTGCGGAGAAACTTGCTCTCTAGTATCAGTAGTAGAGGTTCCTAATTCAACCCATGTTCCGCCACCTGGAGCAGTCGCTTGCAGTTTATAAGTTCCGATATTAGTATCGATAATGCGATTACGGAAGTTCGGAACCAACTGCTCAATTTCGGCAGCGGTCATAATCTTCAACGAGTTGGCATCATTACTTTTTAATGGTGCAAGAGAATCGTTGGCGACTGTTGAAGCAGCGGTTTTTTGCCACAGGTAGGTTGTGGTATTTCCGCCATTCGCGACATCAGTGAGCGTGTATCTTGCTTGCCAAGTTCCACCTGTAGGAGCAGTTGCTTGTAGTCTATATTGACCAGCAGTATATTCAGATTCGGAAACAAACGCCGAAATCACAGTATCCAAAACACCGTCCAGATTAGCATCAGTCATTCGGCGAATGCCATCAGAATGCCATGCGACAGGACGAGCAGTTACGCTTTCGGAAACAGGAGCAGTTACTTGCTTTACATAATAGGTAGTAGTAGTTATGTCACCCGTGGCAGGATGTGTCCCAGTCGCTTCAGTTCTATCCGTGTCAACGAACGTTCCAATAGAAGTTCCTGAACCCGAATTATCTGTTGTGATGTTTATCTCAGCAGCGCCAGATCCAGTGGTATCCGTCGCAAACTTAGTTGTGATGACATTTGCAATATAGTTCTGAACCTCTGCGTTGGTCAAAGGTTCCAGTCCGCTGAAAACAGCAGACGTAATTGGCGTCGTAGATGCTTTGACCTTTAGAGGATTCATTTTAGTTCAACCTGTTACCACTTGTATCGTAAACAATAAGATTAGTAATGCGATACCAATCTTGCGTATCCTGCGCAACTAACTGAACAGAACTATATGGTGCCAGATTAACAGCAACGTTCACAGTTCCTTCGTCAATGACGTCAGATGTGTTTGGATAAACCTTAATGGTAACCGCAGTAGTATTGACAATAGTAACAGAAACGCCTACAGCAGCAGTCGGGAGTTTGACACCTTGGTTTGCTGTTGCCGAGGTAACAATATTGACTGTTTTTGTCAGCGCAGTTGCGCCACCTTGATCAGTTCCTGCTGCAGCAACCGATGCATTTACTGATGGGATAAATGCGCCAGTTAGTGTCAGGTTCTCGAACGATGGACTGTCACCAGATTGATACTTATCTTGATTGAGGTTGGTAAAGTTATCATCAACCTCATTATTTGTTAAAGGTACGCCCTTGGCGGACCTCAGTGTAATTGTGCTCATGCTTTCCTACCTTCATGATTGTTGAGAATTTGTGTTAACAAAGATTTAATTTCCGTCATCTCATTCTTTAATTCATTAATCTCAATTCCATATGACTTCATTTGTTTAAGTCTTTCACGTTGTGCATTATATGCTGCTAATTCGTGTTTATCAGTAGAGACAATTGCTTTGGAGTCTCCATCTCTAATGTATTTATTCGTATCTTGAAGTGCGAATTTTGCCATATTATACCTGCAGCGCGATTGCTCTCAGTTCCTTAAACTTAGGAACAATAGAACTGTTGTTAGAGAACATGACAATCTTAATCGCCATTTTGTCAAATTTGGTATAAGTCGCACCCGAATACGTGTATGTGAAGGGTTCATCTTCTAGTTCGTCAACTTTATTTGCCTTTGGTATTTTATATTCATACTCAACAAATCCAGCAGCGGCAGTAGAACTTAGTGGCGATACGCTCGTCTCTAGTTCCAACCAATCAAGATCTTCAAAGTTTCTAGAGTCTGATGCATTCTGCAACTTAGCATATATTCTTGCTGAAGTTCCTGCTGGTAGATAATTACTCAGATAGACCCTCAAATCTTCTGAGTTACCATCAAGATTAACTCGGCGCGAAATATATTTAGAACTTGCAGTACCAACATTAGTATCTTCATCTCTATTACCATCATCTGAATTGATGAAGTTAGAAATACAAATCAATGAACACTTTCTAAGATCGATCACAGGAGAAACTGTATCAGTCATTGTTTTCATACCAAATCGAAGATTCATTGACTTATTGCCACCAAGATCCTCAGTCTCGTTTGATTTTGAGAAAATTGCTGCTTCTGTTAGGATGTCATTTGTTTCACCAAACGTTAGTCGCTCATATGTATTTCCTGCACCAGATGCTCCAGTTGCAGTCTTAGCATAAGTCCAAACACCCGTAGTTGGCGTGAAGTCCATGTAACCGATATTAGTCTGGATAGAGTTGATCAGTTTATTTTCGACTTCAGCAACTGTAGTTTTGATTGTTCCGTTTGTGATTATATCTGCAGCAGCAAATTCGCCTTCTTGTACAACAATCTTCAGAACGTTATGCAACGGATCATATTGCTTAACATAACCATACTTTGTGTCTTCTTCAGATCCTAGAACGTAAACCTTTTCACCAGCAGCGAACTTGGTCGGGGTCACTGCATCATTAGAAACAAGAAGCATCTGCTCTGAAAGTGCAAGATAGTCATAGTTAGAATTCTGGAACTTGGCAGTCGAGATAACTGATGTATCAAAGATTGCGCGATACAGAGTAAACTTTATATCTTCTGCTTGCTTTTCGCTCCATGTGCGATTGTTTGCAGAAGTGAACAGCATACCAACATTTGGTTGTTCTGAAATTCTCTTAGAAGTACCTACTTCATTTTCACCAATTTCAGAAACCCATGTAGTATATCCAGGATCGTTACCTGCAGGCAGAAGAACGAAACAATATTCTGTATTGTTTTGCAGATATACTGGTGATGGGAATGTGAAGCGAGTTTCTGCGAATGTTACTACACCTGCCAGATTTTCAGTCGATACAGCAACATCGTCTGCATTCAAAGTAACTTCGCCGAATGGAAGAACCTTCTCCGATGGGAATCCGTTAATCATCTCACGAAGTTGTAGAGTAATTGGTGCAGTTCCCCTGCTTCTGAAGTATACATCCAGACCAGTTGCGAATGTTCCAAATGGCATACCATCGACAAAGAAACTTTGTGCGAGTGGATCTAATGCTCCAAAAGGACCAATACCAAAGAACCCAAGATTTCCAAAATCTATTCCAAAATCTGGGAACCCATTATCGTCGAAATTAAACTCTACCAACTCAGGTTCTGCTGGTGGTCCAGGAGGAGGAGGAGGCGGAGGTGGTGGTGGCGCTGGTGGTATAATTGGAGGAACTGGAACTTCCCTCTCAATAACAATAGTGGGATTGTTAGTAATATTAGTAACTTCTTCCACCAGAGTAATATTATTGACCACTGTATTTACCACATTTGTAGTATTAACAAGTGTTGTATTATTAGTGACGTTAGAAACGTTTGTAGTATTGTTAACAGTTGTAAAGGTATTATTTACTGTAGTGTTCTGAATTGTTCCTACTGTTCTCTCACCAATACGATTTGTTGTAGTATTGTTTTCTGTTACCGAACGTGAATCGCTAACATTGGTAAACGCAATATTTGCCTCTCTAGTAGAGACAACAGTTCCTTCAACAACCTGCGAGAGACCGTTAGCAGAGAATGAATTTGTGGCAGAAGTTGTAACGAATGGAGATCTGTTAAACGGATCATCACAAACTCTGAAATTCTTAGTTCCAACTCTGAATGTATTCGCAGGGATTCTAAACTGGATCGCCAGTTCTCCGTTGTCATCAGTAACCAAAGGTGCACCATAAACACCCGTTGGACCAGCAATAGCATATGCAGAATATTCTGCTGGATCAGTCGGTGATGCAGTTAGAGCAGCACTTGATAGTGGGCGACAGTGCGCAGATACATCAATACCATCGAAGAATGGATAGATTCTTGTATCTGGTTTTAGTCTTTTAGTTTTAACTGTAATTGTAACGCTTCTCATATATGGAATTATAGAAGCATTTGTTACACGATTACCAAGATCTTTCGTCGTAGTTTGCGGAGTGACACCCATAGTCACACCTTGACGTGTTTGACGCTGCGTGGTAGTAGTAGTTGAGATCTGAATTTGCTCTTGGAAAAGAGTATCACCAGAAACTCTAGTTTGTCCGCCTGTCGTAGTTGTATCGGTAGAAATCGAGCGACCAGTTACGATATCCTGCCAGTCATTCCATTGAGTTCCCCATGCATTTGCCATAGCAGCAAAGTTATCATAGTTACCATCAAAGTTTACTGCAAGGTCAGGAAGAACCGCAGTATCAGTCCAGTTATCGACTGGTGGATCAAGAGTCATGTCACCAATGTAATTGAATAGAAGTTCGCCTACGCAATTTCTTGATTTCGAGGCAAATTTATTCTGAGTAAGAACACCATAGTTATATGGAAGTGTTAGAAGATCGCCTGTCTTTTTTACGCCAATAGAATTTGCAGAATCAAAAATTAGATCAACATTTTCGATATTAAAGTAAGGAC